CACCACCACCGCCACCACCAATCCCCGATGCCCAGACTAGGAAGCAGCCGAGCGGGCAGACCCAGACGCTATTGCTGAGCCAGCGGCTAACGCGGGCTCCCTGGTACATCTCCACCAGCCAAGCGCTCACGCCGTTCGAGCGCAGGTGCACGATCTCGCCCGGCGAGAGTGCGAAATTCGTGGTCAGCCCAAGGTCGAAGATGTCCGCTCCCGCGCAGTTCACGGTGACGGTGTTCGCGGACGAATCGGTGCGGCGAATCGCAAGAGGCAAGCCGCGCACAGCGGATACCCCTGGCAGATTGAGAATCACGTTGCCCGCTGCCGCGTTGATGAGCAGAAGGCCTCCGTCACCAGGCGTCAGCGTCGTCGTGCCGTTCGCGATCACGCGGGTGCCAGCACCCGCCATGCGACGAATGGCTTGGAGCATCTGTGTGAGGTCGCCGCCGGACGCGACGAGCCCGCCCGCTTCCAGCGTGTTGATGATCTCCTGCTGTACGCCGTTCGCCCAGAGATAGCTGAAGTAGGTCGCCAACACGCCCGCGCCCGGATTGCCGGGGCCGAAGCCGTGCTTGCCGACGCCGAAGAGGTCGAGAACCTTGTTGGAGGTCTGAATGAAGTCCATGTTCGCCTTAAGGTGCGTAGCCCAGCAGGGCCACGGTGTGTGCGGGCTTGTGTCGCCCGATCACGCATTCGAGCTGGGTGTTTCCCCATCGACGCAGCTGCACGTCGCAGGGGCTTTCGCATGTGGCTTCGAAGATGGCCGTCGAGATCGGGACATTCAGACGCCAGAGACCGATGAAGTCCTCTCCGTTGACCGGGCTGTCGCACGGATCCATGCACGTCATCGGGTCGAACTCGGTGATCGTGCAGCCGGGGTAGCCCAGGCTCGCCGCGAGCGCGATCATGTACGGCCGCGAGAGGTCGCCACGGCCACGGATGCGCGCAAGCAGATTCAGTCGACGAGCGTCTGCCGGAGCGCCGGCACCGCCGATGCACGCATCCGGCAGGCTGTAGTTGCGCTCCCAGTCCCCGAGCAAGACAACAGTTCGATCGGGCTGTTGCTCCGCGAACAAAGTGTCTGCACTGTTCAGAGCTTCATCCAAGACGGCTGCCGTCGACGCCGCCTCAGCTCGCACGCCTGGCGCATTGCGCTCGTAGGCTTGCGGCGGCAGACAGGCGATCAGGGCGTCTTGGGTATTCACGGTTAGGTCAGCGTCTTGACGCCACAGGTGACGATTTCGAGGGCCAGGGATGTGACCGAGCTTGTCACGTTGGCTGCAGGAGAGACCAGAGTGACATCGGTCACTCCGCGAACGTTCATGAGGGCATTGATCAACGCGGCGCGCACGAGCGTCTGGCCGGGAGCCAGTGCTGCAAAGACAGCATCGATCGCCGCTGTGAGCGCTGGCAGCAGATACGTCGCGCCAGTCGATTCGGCCACGACCGGATCGAGCGTGTAGCCAGAAGCCAGCGCAAGCATGGCCGTCACTGGCGTGACGATGGGCGTGGGAGCCAGGGCCAGGACGGGGCTGCTGTTGCGCATGCCGACTGGACGCCTTACATCCAGAACCGCCTGAACCGCCGCGAGCAGCGGCGCATCCGGAAGGCCGATGGTGGGCATGGGAACCACGTCGACCGTCCCTGCACCTCGGCGGACATCGAAGACGAAGACCCGAGCCACACCCGGTACCGCGAGGGTCCAGCGCTTGTAGTCGTCGATGTTGCCGCCTTGTGCCTCTTCGCCGAGCCATAGCAACAGGCGCGATAGCAGCGAGTCGTAGCTTTCGACATCCGCTCCGCCCGTCATCGTCAGGATCGTGGCATTGCCAGTGATGCCGGCTGGCGGTGCATTAACGGTCGCGGCCGTATTGGGCGACTGATTTCCAGCGGCCCCGGCAGCGGTCGCTGCAGCAGCCAGATCGACGTAGCCGCCAGCGCCAGCGACGCCGGCCGCAGTCGCTGCGTAGTAGATCGACTGCGCTGTGAAGGCTTGCTGTCCTAAGGCCACGGGCGAGCCTTCTGTCCCGAAGAAGCGCACGGTACCGGTGGCCACCGACGCCGCCTTGCGGTAGATATTGCGCTGGTTGGCCATCTTCTCCATCAGATCGTCGTCGGCCAGGTCGGGGAACGCCTGGCGGTAGACCCACATCTGGTGGGCGTACAGCCCCTCCACGACGGCGGCCGTGGCCGTGGCGCGCACGAAGTGGTCGCTGTCCGGGCCGATCGCAGCGTCAGGCCACTGGTTTGCGACGGCCTGCAGGTAGCGGTTGCGGATCTGGTCGAACGATGGAACGGGGTATGAAGACATGTTGAAAGCCTCTTCAAAGGAGCGTGAAGGGATCAGGCGACGCGCACCGGAAACTGGAAGGTGTGCCGATTGCCAACCGCATCGACGATCTCGATAGAAAGCAGCAGACGCCCGCCTGCGGTCGCGTCTTTCTCGCGCACCGTGCTGATGTCGATGGTCTGGGCCCGCCCGTCATCGAGCAGCGGCTTCAAGGCCGAGTGCGAGTACTGCTGTGCCAGGCGTTCGACGCGAGCCGTGTCCTTCTCGCGCTGCAGCGTATGCAGCAGCGAACCCAGCGTGATATCGCCGAACCACTGGCCCAGTGGCGTCTCCAACCGCAGGTAGGCAGCGTTGGCAAGGCCATTCGCCGGATCGCGCACCAGGTCGCCCACGGGCGCGGCGGTGGGCTCGTAGTCGCGCGTGAGGGGGTTGATCCATGCGTCCATCAGGGATTGGGGCCGTTCGTGACGGTGCCGGTTTCTGGGTGTTGGTGGGTGCTGCCGACGTTCTTGCCGTCATGCCGGATAGAACCGCCCGTGAGGTTGAGATTGCAGTTCTGATAGGTGAAGTTGACGTTGTTGAAGTTGACCGAACCGCCGGTCATCGTGGCCACGGCCGCGCCGATGCCGCCAGTGACGCCGCCGACGGTCAGCTGCATGGCCTGCAGCAGCTGCGTGGTTTCGACGCGAGGCGTCTCGAAGCGCGACTTGTTGGATGTCTGCACGAGAAGATCCGGGCTCACCAGCTCGATGCGCTGGGATGCCTCGACGCGAAACACCTTGGTCTCCACGAAGACCTTCTCCTGCGCCTTGACGTGGATCGAGCGGTCCTTCTTGAAGTGCGCGAAGTCGCCCCACTGGTTGTAGGCGCAGCTCTCGCCCTGGTTGTCGACCACGAAGCGATAGTCGCCGTGCTCGGTGGCCACCACGACCGAGGCGCTGGTACGGCCGCCGAGCGGCAACACGATGTACTCGGTCCCGGACGGCGGCGCGGAGGTGAAGCCGAAGTGCTGCATCAGTTCCATCTCTTCCAGGTCTTCGCCGGCCAGGCCCTCGCCGGATACGCGCTGTACCTTCGTGGAGATGGTCAGCCTGGACAACACCGCTCGCAGCCCTTGGCGCACACCAGCCTGCATGCGGCTCATCTCCCGGCGCACGACGTCGATCGGGCTCAAGACGAACCTCCCGTGAGGTCGACCACCCGTCCAGGCAGCGAGTTCTTGCCACGCCGGTGCTTGCGGTTGCTCGGGTGAGCGTCGAGCAGCCATACCCCGTCTTCCTTCATCGTCAGGGTGGTCGTGGTGCCGACGCGCTTGTTCGACGTGAAGCGGCGCCCCGTCAGGAAGTAGATGCCGTCGATTCCATGCGGCTCGCTCTTCACCGAGATCCGCTGGCCAGGCATCCAGGCCACGCCGTCCTCGGTGTAGTGGCCCAACACCGTGGCGGTGAGCGTGTAACCGCGTAGGCGAGCATCGCTGATGATCTTGCGCCCACGGGCGCGCGCCACTTCTTCGTTGATGGCTTCGTGGTCGACCACCACCTTCGGCCGGTACACGGTCATTCCGTCGTCGCGTACCTTCGCGCGCACGTTGTTGCGCCCGGAGCGCTCACCACCGCCAGTGCCGCCGGCATGCGCCTGGCCCAGTACGGTGACCTCGCTGTATCGCTCGGAGATCGAGCGACGCTCCGAGAGACGCTCCACGTTGTTGCCCTTGCCGTCGCTGTTGAGCACCAGCGTGGCCACCGGCGGCAAGTCATAGCGCGGGCGGCCGACCACGAGTGTGCCGTCCGGGTCGAACCACGGCCACAGGCCATTCGCTTCGGCCGCACGCCGCAGCGAATCCCACGCCGTATCGCCCGGCTCCAGGTTGACCTTCTCCCGCAGAATCTTGTTCTCGGCGTCGATGCGGATCCGCGTCACACCCAGCGGCCGCACGATCTTGGCCACGACGTCTCCCAGGCTGAGCTGACGCATGGAGAGGATCGGCGTCGAGCAATCCAGCAGCACGCCGGCGCCGTCGCGGCCGCTCAGCTGCAGATCCTGGCCATTCTTGTGCACGTCCAGCTCGCGATCGTCGAGGCTTCCGCTGAGAACCGTGGTCGACGTGCCTTCGCGCACCAGGCGCACCTCGACCGCCGCACCTTCCTTGACCTCGGGCGGCAACACCATCCGCGTCTTCGAAAGGCTCATGCGATAGGCATCGGCGGGGATGAAGAGGTCGCTGTCGATGTCGTAGTGAGTCCAGCCCCGCTGGGCCTTTCCACCGATCAGTACCTCGACTTCAACGGGCGTATGCATAGAGCACGTCCCCCCGTTCGATCAGCGCCTGGCGGCCCAGCTGGTTGAGTGCCACCAGTTCGGATGCCCGGTCCGGCGTGCCGTACATGGCATGGGCGACCAGGCGCACCGGGCCCGACACAGGGCTTTCGCGCTGCACCAGCGGCGGGCGCAGGTTGATCACGGCCCGCGCGGCCTCCTGCACCTGCCAGGCCAGCGTGGCCAGCGCGGTGCTGGCCTGGCCGCTTGCCTCCGGGCTCAATGCGGAGCGGGCTGCGTCGATCGCGATCTGGCAGGTGGTGCGGGTCTGTGCCGTCAGCTGCTCGATGTCCTTGCGCTGAAGCATGGGCACGTCGGCTTCGCCGGCGAGCACGATCGCGGCGGCCTCGGCGATCGCCGCCGCGCAGTGGACACGTGCATGCGCTTGGATGATCGCCACGTCGGCCAGCATGGCGGCGCTCGGCACAGGCACATTGGGGAGCAGCACCAAGGTGGCGGGCGCCAGCTGCGTGCGCACCACGTTGAAATCAGCGATGGCCGATACCGCCGTGAGCACGACCGCTGGGCCTTCGTAGACCGCGCTGCGACCGCCGAAAGACAGCCCCTGAAATGCCCGGTCGACCGTGGCCACGAGGTCGGCCGCGTAGGCCCTGGGATACAGCAGCGGATCCAGTGCGCTGAGCAGAAGCCCCGAGGAGCCTGTGATGGACAGAATCCGCCCCACGTAACTCTGCGCTTGGCTGAATGCGTCCGTGAGCACCGAAATGCGCGGCAGGTCGAAGGAAGTACTTCCCACGAAGCGCTCAAGAGCATCATCTGCGCTTGCCCTGCACGACTGCGCGCCCGAGGCGATCGCGTCCGTCATGGTCGACGTGCTGTTCTCGGAGAACACCAGCTCGCGGACGCTGTCTTCCGTGAATATGACGTGGACCACGGCGCCGTCGACAAAGTCGGCGTCGTGCTCGTCTTCCCAGGACGTTGCCATCACGGTCATCAGGCCGTGAATCGGGTGCACTAGGTCGCCGGTACCGGGCAGCTCCAGCGCGTCGACGAACTGCTGCAGCTCGCTCTCGTAGTCGTCGCCGAAGAACACTGCGCGCACGCGCACCCGTCGCGGGCCGAGGCCCATGTCTTCAAGCTCGGCCCCTGCGGTATAGGGGTACTGGTGCTCGGCCACCGCGCGATCGCCGGCGCGGCCGACGCGCTCGATCTGGATCGGGATTCCGCGGAAGCTAGCGTCGAGAAGGGTGTCTTGCCAGGCCATCGGTCAGTTCCTGCGCGCGTCGAGACTGTTTTGCTGGTTGGTCGACGCGGCGATCTCGCGGCCATCGAGCGTCACCTGGATCGGGCGATTTCCTGCCGCCTTCGTCTCGGCGATCAGCTGGTCGAGCTTCTGGGCGAGCGTGTTGCGGTCCTGCTCGAGCTGGGCCTTTTCTTGCTCAAGCTTGGCGATGTAGGCCGGAGAGGCGCCGCCCTCGCGCGATGCGTCGGCGAGCTGGCCCAGCTCGCTGATGCGCGCGTTGCGCGAGGCAATGCGATCAGTGAGGCCCTCCTTGCTGTTGGCGCGCTCGCTGAGCGCATAGCCGGTGGCGAGGATCGGTGCGCCCACGGCTACGAGGCCAGCGGCAGTGCCACCAACGACGACGCCTGCGGTGCCCAGTGTTACCCCACTAGCTGCGCTGGCGGCTGCTGGTGCGGTCCAGCTTGGCGACGCGTTCATGACGCCCCTACCCGCTGCAGCAGCTGCGGCGCCCCCGGCGCTGGCTGCCGCTGAGCCCCCAAGCAGGTTCTTGATGGCGCCCCCACCGAGCAGCATCAGCGCGCCGCTCGCGACAGCTGCTGCCGCTGTCAGGGCGGTGATACCCAGCTTGAGCGTCTCCATCGCGGTGCCCAGCTCGGGGTACTTTTGATAGAGCTGAGTCGTGTGCTCAGCGAGCTTGCCGATCGCCTCATTCGCTCCGCCGAGACCATTGGTCTGGGCGATGAGTTTCTCGTTCTCACTCTGCTGCACCTTGAAGTCAGCGGTCTGAGAAATCAAGGCGAAGTTGCTCTCGCCATATTGACCGTTGGCACCCAGCACGGTTTTATTGACGCCCTTGATGTAGTCCCGCTTGTTGAGTTCGGCGATCAGAGGCATGAGGGCCTGCCGGTCCTGGATGATCTTTCCGATCGCGCTCCCCTGCAGGATGTCCACTTGGGCATCCAGTGACGCCTTTCGCTCTTCGTCGTTTCCTGCCGAGTTGGCTTTCTTGCGCAGAGCAACCAGGCGAGGATCCTTGCTGGCGATCTGGTCGACCAGGTTGACGAACGCATCGAGCGAGTTCACTCCCTTGGCTCGCGCCGCCGCAAGTGACCCGGAAAGGTCGATACCCAGCTTCTTGGCGTCCTGTGCGGTGTCAGATGAGTTGATCTTGAGCAGCAGGTTCAGCAGATTGTTTCCCGCCTCGTCCTTGCTGCCGGCAGTGATCACTGAGCCTTGAGCCGATGCGAGGATCCGGGCATATCCCTCCATGCCATTGAGACCAGACATCTGAGCCGACGCGAGCAGCTTCGGCAGCCATTTGGCCATGTCCTTCAATTCGAAGCCGCCGGCCTGGCCAGCGGCCAACGCCATGTCGAGCATCTTGGGGATGTCGGCCTCTTTGAAGCCGTTTTGAAGCGCCCGAACAACAATGGTGGAGAGGTCTCCCACGCTGGCATTGCCAGCCGCTGCGTACTTGGAAACCGTAGGCAGCAAGCTCTTGGCCTGGTCAGGTGTGACCGACCCGCTGGCCAGCATGTCGTTCAGCCCGCCAAGCATGTCCTCGCGCTTGCCGCCGCCAGCGCGCATGGACGCGACGACGATGTCATCCAGTTCGCGCATGCCCTTGATGCGACCTGGAAGATCTCGATCAGCGAACGCAGTATTGGCCGCATCGGCCAGTTGCCGGTCGTATGTGCGGGCCTGCTGCAGCGGCTGCGCCACAACCATCTTGGCAGCCTGGAACGCGGCCGCACCAGCGGCGACACCCTTGACGATGTTGCCGGTGGCCGACCATGCGCTGCGCAGCCGCTCAGCGAGGCTGATTGCCCGTTGCGTCTCACGGGCGAGGTCTGCTGCCTGCCTGGTCGCCTGCTGTGGCCCCCGCATGCTGGCCAGCGTTGTACCGAGTTGCTTGCTCGACGCGTTGCCCTTTTGTAGCTCCTGCTCGATCTGCTTGAGGTTCGACTCCACTTCCCCCATCGCGCGCCGTAACGGCGCCACCAGCTTGTCGTTCAAGCTGGTGGTGAGGGCGATGCGGAGATCTGTCATGTCGGCGGAGGCTTGCGGCGTGGAGTTCGGGGTGGCTTGCGCTTCTCGCGGCGGCTCACGTAGACCGTGGGGTATTCGTGGCCCTTACGGCCGGCTGCCGCGTTGAGGATCACTACTGCGTCGGCCATCGTGATATCGGCCGACTCCGTCCAGCTCAGACCTGCTTTGACGAGTCCGTGGCGGATGCGGAGGAGTTCGGCGCGGCCGCGATCGCGGCCAGCCGCTTTTTTTCGAGTTCCCCCGAGGCAGCGTCGAGCTGGTTGTAGTCAGACGGGTGCATCGAACACAGCAGGTCGTAGGTGATCTGCTTGGGCTCCAGCGTGCCGAGTCGGACGAGTTGACGGGCCATCAGCGCCGCATTCACGGCGACGCCGTTGTGTCCGCCCACCTGGTCGACCGCATCGATGTTGTCGCCCAGCGTTGGCAGGCGCATCTCGAAATCGCGGTGCAGAACACCGGCGACCTCAACGCCCTGCTTCAGCGTGCCAGTGACGGTGATGCCCTTGACGCTCATTCGGTCACCTTGCGCACAGCCACGAGGGAAATATCACGGCGCGCCTCGCCGTCGGCCTGGTACTCCTCGCCCACGTCGGTGCTGAAGCAGTCCAGATAGCTGACGCGCTGGCCGCCATCGCCCGGATCGATCGTGAGCTTGGCGCCCTCGATGTTGTCCCAGTCGAGCGGACTGCCCTCGATCGGAATTACCGCAGTGACGCGCAGGTCGTATGTCTTGATGCCACGACTGAACCCGGCGATGTTGCGCAGACGGTTCATCGTCTTGACCGGGCGGCGCCCGGTGCTGGTCTTCGGCGACACGGTCGCCACTTCGACTTCGACGCCATCGACTTCGAGGCTGATCGAGCCGACGTATTCCTTCAGTGCCATGCTGACTCCTGTTCAAAACCTTTTGTGCGAACCTGCCGTCACAGCAGAAGATCGAGTCGACCCGCGAACACATGCAGCCCGTTGACCACGTCGGTCGGGATCTTGGCGTTCAGGCGATTCGGATCCTGCGAATCACGCTCGACCAGCAGTGCGTCCTTGTTCGCCTCCACCGCCTCGACGATCTCCAGCTCTTCGCACTTGAGAAGCACGTCGAGCAGCTCGCTCTTCACCTTGGGTGGAGTGCGCTCGCTGAGCTTGTCGCGCGGAAAGCGCAGTTCGATGCGCGTGCGGCAGGCCTTGGCCACGTAGTCCATTGTGCGGATGGTGGTGAGGTCCAGCCAGCTGATGTCGGCCACGCCGGCCGGGTTCTGCGTGTACGTGGTAACGGCGCGCACGATCTGCACGACCTCGCCGGGGCCGACTTCCAGCGGCGTCACGCCGTTGTTCAGGGCCGACTCCTGCTCGGTACGCAGCAGGCGGCTAGCGACGGGTGGCGGCGCGACGTTGACCAGCTTGAGCGTGTTCAGCGGACGGGCTGGATCTTCTTCGCCAGCGATCACGGCGGCATAGCCCGCCGCGACCTCTTCGGCCGGCGTGTACGTGCCTGGCAGGCAGGCCATCGTCATACGTTCCGAGTTGAGCAGCGGACCGAGCGTGGTGGCGGTGGCCAGCGTGCTGGTGAGCGCAAAGACGCCGATCGCACGCCGTTGCTCCATCGGGCCGCTGACGAAGTTCAGGTGCGTGCGCAGCGGCAGCAGTGAGGCCTGCAGCTGGTAGGAGGTCACCAAGATTTCATGCCCGCCTTGGGCGGCCGCCGCCAGCGGAGCCGTGATGTCGGCATCGTTCAAGCCGCCCGTGAAGGCAGTTGCAACAGCCGTCACGCCAGTGGCGCTCGCGGTCGCCGCAAGCTTGACGTTGTTGCCCACCAGGCCCTTGTTGCGGTTCGTCAGTGTCACCACGCCAGTGGCGGCTGCTGCTGTCACCGGCAGGTCGATCTTGGCGTTGATCGCGGCGGCGACTGCGGCAGCGATGACCGTGGCCGTATCCGCCGCCGCCACGGGCACGACCAGCTCGGTCGCGGCGATGTTCACATACACCGATCCTGCTGCGGCGGCCGGCCCGGTGTAGGTGATCGTCGCCGCCCCGGCCACGCCGGCGGCGTTGTCCGGCACAGCCAGCACGAACAGCTGCAGGTACGGGTTGGCGATGATCGCGCCCTTGACCATGCGATGCGCCTGACTGCCACGACCGAACAGACCGGCAGCGGTTTCAGCATCGAACACCTGCGTGATGGAGTTGGCCAGGCCCACCGTGGTGGTCGTGATCTGGGCCACGATCAGCACGCGCTGCAGATTGCTCGGCAGGGTGCGCACCGCCAAGCGGTTGTTGTACTCGAAGTACTTGCCCGGCTTGCGGATGCTCGCCGGGATGCTGTCGAAGGAGATATTGGGGCTGGCCATGTGGATCAGTCCTTGTTGGTGGCTGCAGGCGCAGCCGACTTGGCGGGCTTGGTCGCTTCGACCAGGTCTCCATCTGCCAGGCGGCGGATGTAGTACGCGGTCATTTCCAGGTCCACCGACGCGTCGTCGGTGATGTACTTGCGCGGATCGTCTTCGCGCGGCACCTTCACGCCAGGGGCGGCTTTCACGAGCATTTCAAGGACTCCTTCAGGATCTCAGGGTGACCAGGTCGCTGGTGTCGACTTCCTCGTCGCCAGGCTTGATCAGGTAGTTCAGGCCGATGCGCAGCAGGTCATCGTCGGCGCTGGTGTCGTCCGGGATCTCTTCGACCCAGGTGGTGCTGAACGCCTGCGCGTAGATCGCCATTGCGTCGCGCTGCGCCATGCCCTTCATCACCGAGCGGATCGCGCCAGGCGTGAGCGGCTGAATGGCCAGCCCCAGCTTGTGGTTGGCCAGCGCGAGCTTGTTGTCCTCGATCAGCTGGTACACACCCACGTCTCGCGCCAGAACGGGGCCGCCCATGCGGCCATCGTTCTCAGCGAGGGAGCGCTGTGCACTCAGCACCTCGAAGTTGCCTGTGAGGCGGAAGCGCCGGCGGCTGATGCGGGTCGACTCGGTCACCTTGTCGAAGGTCACCCAGGCGGCCGGCACCGTGCGCACCCAGCCGAAAAGTTCGTCGTCGAGCTGGGCGCCGTAGCTCTCGATCGTCAGGCCGGCGTAGGGCCGGCTGACGGCGCGCAGGCGCGCCAGCATGGCCCGCTCGATCTGCTGGATGGGGCTGGTCACAGCACCCCCGGCAGGTCGCCGAACATCCGCTCGCCGGTGCGCACGGCCGTGGCGCCGCCGGTGGGCGCGGGGCCGCCGCTTCCGGCGAGCCGCAGATCGCCCAACAGGATGTCGCCCTTCGCAACGCCTTCCAGGAAGCGCACCGCGTCCTTGTAGCGGTTGCGGATCTCTTCGGTGGGCATGATCTCGGTGCCGGTGGCGTGATAGCGGGCCACGTCGACCACGACACGCACCAGCGCCTTCGGCGTGACGGCAGGTTGCCCATCCGAGCCGACGAGGGGCAGCAGATAGCGGCGCCCCACATGCCCATTGACCTCGTCCTCGGCCTCGGCGAGCAGGCGTGCCAGCTCGACCAGGTCGGACGACCCGGTCTTAGCACGATCGCTGATCGCGACGGCTTCCCGCTCGCCCAGGCGGGCGATCAGGTCTTGAGGCGTGGCGTAGGGCATGCGGGTACGCCTTACTCTGCAGCCTTGGCCGCTTTGGCGGGCTGAACGACCTGCGGGCCGATTTCGAGCGCCTGCGCTTCGGTCAGTTCGACCGTGTCGCCGGGGACGTAGTCCTCGTTGTCCAGCGACAGGTTGCTGATCACATCGAAGGTGGCGGTGGTGCCGGGCTCGGCGGCGGTCTTGCGATTGCGGGTTGCCATCGTCGTGCCTCCTTACGCCACGGCGTTCTGGAAGAAGCAGCCGACCTCCTGGAAGGGCACCAGCTCCTTGACGTGCTCGCCGACGCGCACCGTTTCACCGCCTTCGAGGCCGATGTTCGGATTGACGATCGTGCCCGACACCATGTCGCCCCACTGTGCTGTGAAACCGAAGGTCGGCAGGCCGCCCTTGGTGTCGCGCACAGACTTGTCGATGCGCATGAACGCCGCATGCTTGCCCCACAGACGTGCGTATGCGGCCGTCTGGCCCTTCTTGGCCGTGTTGGCGAAGGACTCGCCCACGTACAGCTCGTCCAACTCCAGCAGGTCTGCGACAGCCTTGCGCTGGATCACACCAGCTGCAGCGGCGCCGCCCATGCCGCGATCAGCATTGAGCACCGCGGCGACCACCTTCGGATGCATGCGCAGCTTGGTCCACACAGCCCGACCCACGGTACCGACGTTCGGGCGTACCAGCATCGAGTCGAACATGGTCAGGATGGCGCTCACGGGATCGCTGTTGGCGTAGTCGCTCCACTGGCTGGTACCGGCGAGCGTCGTGCGGAGAGCGGCCGCGTACGTGTTGAGGTTGAAGTACAGGTCCGCCACTCGCTTCTCGCGGGCCATCTTCACCAGCAGCGCCGTGCGCTCGGCCGCAGCGTCGCGCGGGTCGTAGTTGGTGCCCTCGGCGTTCTTGATGTCCTTGTTCGGCACCAGATCGTCGAGGCCGTAGTCCTCGGTGGAGTCGGTGACGTCGATGCCGCCGAACTCGACGACGTTCGGCGCGCCGGTGCGGCCGACGCGGACATCGGGAATGGTGAAGACTTCGTCCGTCGAGAACTTCGTGTAGATGAACTTCTCGGACGGCACCGGGATACGCGGGCAGACGTCGTCGGCGATGAAGCCCGTGGGCTTGATGCCCATCGCAATCTGCGTGAGACGCGGCTGGACTGTGAACGGAGCGGTGTTGGTGCTCATTGGATTCCTTCAGTTGAAAACGCGGATCAGCCCTGCATCACGCTCGGTGCGATCCAGAGGGAGCCGATGTCGCCGAGGACGCCCGCGACCTCGGCGATGCCGATGACGCGCACGTTGGAGCCCGCTGCCGGCGCGGCCACGATGGCGCGGCCGATGGCGTCGCTGGTGAGCGGGTCGCCGGCGGCCACGTTGCCGCCGTACTCGACTTCGCCGATGCCGTGGCGCACGCCGTCGACGCGGTCGCCCGCCACGGCCGCAGCGATGCGCCCCGTGACGCCGACCAACTTGTCGGTGGCGGCCGCGCCAACCAGGATGCCGCCGTCGGCCGCACCGAACTTGAAGATGCGGTAGGCGGGGATGGCGCCTTCGGCGCTGTAGTTCTTGCTGAACAGTTCGTTGCGCATCGCGCTCACTCCTTGTCGGTGCCGGCCTGGACGGCGTCGATCGCCTGGCCCATGCTGATGTGCTGGCCCTTGGCGGCCAGGCGGTTGCGGTAGTCGGCCGCACGGTCGGAGACCTGGCGGTTGGTCATCGCCTTGTCGGTACGGCCCTTGCCGGCGACCTCGCCAAAGCTCACGATTTCCGGCAGGGCCTGCAGCTGCTCGCGCAGCACCTCGTGCAGGGGGCGCGCGGCCTCGCCGTCACCGAAGCTCACGCATGCGGAGTCAACCGGCGTGGCAAGGTGGTCCAGCGAGGCCACGAGCACTTCTTTGGCACCAGCAGGCCAGCGAGCCTGGGTGATCAGCGTGTCGGCGAAGCTCACATGCTCCGCGTGGCGCTTGTCCGCCTGGCGCGTGCGCTCGGCGTCCTGCAGCGTCTGGATCTGCTTCTTGGCAGCTTCCAGCTCGGTCTGCAGCTGTTCGGGGGTCTTCGGTGTGGCCATGTGCTCCTGTTGAGTGGCGGATGGGGATTCGGCAAAGGAGGCGCTGCCGAAGGGGCGCAGGGAATCGTCTTGCTCACCAGCACGCTGACTGGCCTCCCGGAGGCTCTCGATATCCCAATCGGGCAAGACGCGGTCGGCGGCTTCCTGCCCCTCTTTGCTGATGAGCCAGTCGCGCAGACCACGGAACATCCGAGCGATGCCCATGCCGCTGTAGGCCGGCAGATCGCCGAAGCTGATCTCGCAGGTCACGAACTCGCTACCGTCATCGGAGAAGCTGGCGGTGCGCAGTCCCTTGACGGCTGGCGCCATCGCGCCGAGGCACCCGATGTCGCGGAGGTAGTACTGGCCCGGCGTCGGACTGTTGGGGCTGCTCGGCGTGTAGAACCGCGCGGAAATCTTCTTGAAGCGGCCTTTGCGGTGCAGCTCGGCAAAGTCCGCGTCGACCTGCTGGGCGTCGGCCGTGAGCGCACCGTCCGCAAAGCTCAGTCCAGCCGCCCATGCGTAGGCGGGCGCATCGTGCTTGGGGTGCCCGACAACGAACGGCGCCTCGTGCAGCGCGGGGTCATAGCGCTCGGCGATGCCCCGGAGGTCGGCTTCCGTGAAAGACACTTCGGTGCCTTCCATGCTGGTGACCGTACCCGGCTTGAAAATCTGAATCGATGCCATGCCGGCGACTGTGCCGGCCGGTGGCTTACCTGCGCAGAGTGACGCGCGTCACGTCATCGCGGCGGCGATGCAAGCCCGTTGCGGGCGATGGCTCGGTTGTAGAAACGCTGCGACTCTTCGACGATGTCTCGCAGATCTCGCGGCGTCATTCGCAGCGCGTTGCGCGCCGGGATCTTGCTGCCAGGGTGCTTGACCTGGCGCACCACGATGCCCCCGAACGACAGAGCGCGCTTATTCCGGGCCCGGATCACATGCGGCTTGGTCTGACCGCCGAGGAACTGGATCGCGGCGTAGATCTTGTTGGTGCCGACCGAGGCTGTGTTGGAGTCCGACTGCCGGACCATCGACGAGGCGAGCTGGCCGGAGCGCTGCAGGATCTTCCCCGGCCAGGTGCCTTCCTTGGCTCGGGCCAGCTTGGTGCCGGGATGCAGATCGACCCACGCGGGGCGCCCCTGCTGCTCGAAGTTGTCCTCGACGGCGCGCATCATGATCCCGGCCACCGAACGCATGAGCGGCCGCTTGTCGGCCATCTGGTTCGCGGCGCGCTGCATCGCGGCGATGACTGGCTTGTATTCGATGCCGAACTGGATCACCGGGTCTTCGCCTTCCGCTCGAAGTTCTGCACGCGCGCGCCGCCAGGCTGTGCCTGCAGGTCGAGGGTGTAGATCGCATCGGGCTCATCCAGAACCAGCCAGCGGTCATCGAGATCCGTCGCCAGCACGCCGCGCTCGAGCACGTCGGGGATGCGACGGTAGTCATCCAGACCAAGCCTGGTCCTGGCGAGCTGCTGCCGCTTGACCAGCTCAGCGCCCAAGGTAACCACGGCGCCGTCGAGATCCAACTCGGCCTGGCGCGCGGGGGCCGCGATGCCGACCGGGAAGCTGCCCTCGGGCGCCTTGGCCTGGACGAACCGCTCAAAGGCTGGCCCTTGCACGGCCGTCTCGACGTAGCGCTTGGACAGCTGCACGTCGTTCGCTGCCAGCGACGGCTGCCAGGTCGCGGCCGCCGGGTTGTTGTTGAAACCTGCGTCCGGCTGGAACTTTCCACCAGGTAGCGCCTTGTCGCTGTAGCGCGTGACGCTCGCGCTGCCGCCCGAGCGCAGTGGAACCTGAACCTCCTGCAGCTTTCCTTCTGTGCTGTCGACCTGCAGCTTGCGCCGGGTGATGTCGGTCTTCGAGAAGTTGCGCACGCGGCACCGGCAGTTGAAGCCGCACGGCGGGTAGAAGGTCTTCCAGCCCGGATCGTCGTACCTGAAGATCTTGCCGTTCATCGCGCGATGCGCCGGCCGTGTCTTCGCGTCGAGGATGGCCACGTACTGCCAGTACGGCCGCTCCTCGGCCTCCTCGATCATGTCTGCGTAGCGCCCGGCCATGTAGGCGCTCTGCATGTTGGTCTGAAAGATGGTTTTAAGGCGCGTGGGTGTCAGGCCCTTGGCGATGACACCCTCGGCGTCGACGCGGCCAGCGGCCTGCAGCTCGGCCGTGGTGCCCGAGCGCCCCCACCAGCCCTTGCGCTGCAGTTCGGGCACCAGACCGTCTTTCCACTGCTGCAGCGTCTGGCCGTTCTTGAGCGCCTTGGCCAGCGAGTCCTGCATATCCTGGAGCACATCCAGCTTCGCCACGTTCGCGGCGGTGAAGCCGCGCGCGTGCTGCCCGTCGAGCCACTCGGTCCACGGCCCGGTCACCTGGGCCTGCTTGGCCTGTAGGTGTGCGATCGCCTTCTCGGGAGGCAGGCCGATGGCGAAGCTGGCATCCGCCGCGGAGATCGTCAATCGCGAACTCCCAGCTTGCGCTCCACCACCCGGCGCGCCAGATCCGTGTTGTGGACCTTGCAGATGTGCGCGGCAATTTCGGCGGCGCTCTCCTTGTCGCGATCGTTGTCACTGAGCGGCGACAGCAGGTCAACCACGAACTCTCCGCCATGCGGATCCTCGCATCCAGCGTTGATCCAGGTGCCGTCGCCCCAAGGGGCACCCACCGGAAACCAGGGCTGGTCGATCACCTTGGGCTTCATTGCGCCGCTCCTTGCACCGAATCACGGCCGACCAGGTCGGCCACGAAGAATGCCTGCGTCATCAGCTCCTGCAGGTCCGTGGCATCCATCTCGGGCCATGCAGCCTCCAGCGCCTGGCGCACCTCCTCGGGCGTGCCGGCCGACTCGATCGCGCGCAGGGCCGGCGCGAGCATCTTGCGCATGGCGGCCGTGATGGCGTCCGCCGGCAACTGCTCGATCGCCGCGTCGACCACGGCCTGGTCGACCGGCACGCCACCGGTTGCGCCTGCGTCGGCCAGGTCCGCGAAGCTGGCGGTTTCGCCATCGGCCGGCAGGTCGCCGGGCGTTCCGCTCGCAGGGGCGGGTGCCGCCAGATCGCCAGGCTGCAGGTTGTACACGCGCTCGAAGTACTGCGTGGAGAAGTTCGCGCCCGCCCGCCGCAGCTTCTCGTCCCGTCCGGCCAGCACGTCGTCGACCTCTTCCTGTTCCCAGAAGCAGTACACCGGCGGCTCGGCACCCGGGAAGTTGACCTGGCAGAAAAGCCGCACGAGCTGGTTCAAGCCGTCTGCGACCATTTCCGCGTCGTCGTCGCGCAGATGCGCCTCGATACCGGCCGCCGCCTCGGCGCTGGCCTTGTTGCTCTGCATCTCCACCGACTGGTTGTTGCCGAGCAGCGCGATGCTGATCTCGCTGCGGCAGAACATCAGCAGCTCCTTGTACATCTCGGCGCTGGCCGTGCTGCCAGTCTGCAGCAGCTCGACGCTGGCATCGTCAGGGATGACGGCCACGGCATCGCGCACCATGCGCGCGAGCTTCTCCGCAAGGTCATTGACCTCCGTCTCCTTGGTCTGGCGCGGCAGCTTGCCCACGGCCCAAGGCATGCCGTACTTCTCGGTGAAGGCCACCCAGAACTTCAGGCCGCCGCGTTTGAAGGCAACGGCCCAGAAGCATGCAGCCAGGTCGGCCTCGCCGAAGGGGTTCTCCCAGCTGCGCATCTTGCCGACCACGATGAACTTGCGCGGATCCACCGGGATGCCCGCGATGTTGGACCTCGGCTTGAAGCGCAGCGATGCGTCCGTCGCGTCGAAGCCAAACCACTCCCCGGGCTTGCAGATCAGGTCCGGTACCAGAAGGCCATCGGCACGGCGCCACATCACCTCGCCCACGCGATAGCCGAAGAAGGCGCCGTCGTTGAGGTCGCGCACCAGCTGCTGGACGTTGAGCTTGCCGATGAAGGTGTTGCAGGCCTTGAGCACCCGCGCCGGTGTGTTCGACCGCTCCCGGTCGAAGCCGCGCTCCATCGCCAGGACCGCCGAGGAGCGGCGGCGGCGGATCCCCTTGATCAGCGGGTCGACCAGCAGGTTGCGATAGACGTGCTGGTCCTGGCCCATCGCCTTCAGGATCGGGTCGGGGTTCGGCAGCAGGCCCATGAAGCCGGACAGATCGCCGGCCGCCAGGCGGGTCGCGATCTGGCCAGACAGGCCGCTGGCTGTCATCGGATCCTGGTCGGCGAACGACCGGAACTCGGTCGGGGAAATCCACAATCCGGAATTCATAGGCTTTCTCCGGTCCAAAAGTGCCCCACCGGCGCGTTTTGAGGCCTTAAGTGCGTCTTCAAAGATTTTTCGGGGGGGATGGGTGCGTCATGGGCGCCGAGGCACCGATTTGGGGCTGGCCGGAAATCGGTCATGACAGGTACCCCTTGAGCTGGCTGCTGGCCGAGCTGGATGCAGCCGCCGGCCGGCTGGCCACACGGACCGGCCCAGCGGCCGTTTCGGTGGCGTGTTGGGCCAGGGCAAGCGCCCAGAATCGGTCGGCGTGGCCGTCCGGCGTGCTCTCGGCCACGAATCGGATGTTGCCGGCCGGCGTGGTCACCTTCTGGACCTTGCGCAGGTCGGCGCGGATCTTGGGGTCTTCGGGGATCCGAATCTTCCGGTCTTCCATCGCCCCCTTCAGGGGGTAGGCCAGCGACTCCTTGACCTGGCCGGTGAAGCTGACGCCCTCGATGCGCGACTCGCCGAACTTGTCCTGCGCGTCATCGACCCAGCCGATGCCCAGACCGGTCTGGTCGATGCACACCCGCTTGCAGATCTCGAACCACGGCCACAGGATCTTCTCCTGATCGCTCTTGCGCATCTTCTCCAGCGTCTCGACGTGGCGGGTGTAAAGCACGTCACCGAGCTGCTCGACCACCCACAGCACCGTCAGATCCTTCTTGCGTCCGATGTCCACGCCCGCGTACAGCGGACCAGTGAATGGGCCTTCAAGGCCGCGCCGCCAGTC